ATGTGTGGACGCTTTTCACAGTCAATGACGCGTGAAGACTATCTCGCTCTGCTTGCTGAAGAAGCAGAACGCGATATCCCTTACGATCCCGAACCAATCGGACGTTTTAACGTCGCGCCAGGTACCAAAGTTCTGCTTCTGAGCGAACGTGACGAGAAACTCCATCTCGATCCTGTTGTCTGGGGATACGCCCCCGGGTGGTGGGATAAACCACCACTAATTAACGCACGCTCTGAAACCGCGGCCACCAGCATAATGTTTAAACCACTCTGGCAGCATGGTCGCGCAATTTGCTTTGCTGATGGCTGGTACGAATGGAAAAATGAAGGTGACAAAAAGCAGCCCTACTTCATTCATCGAGCCGATGGTCAGCCGATATTCATGGCGGCGATCGGCAGCACACCATTTGAACGTGGAGATGAAGCAGAAGGATTTCTGATAGTGACGGCTGCTGCCGACAAAGGACTGGTAGATATTCACGACAGGCGGCCACTGGTACTATCACCAGATGCTGCTCGCGAATGGATGAGACAGGACGTTGGAGGGAAAGAAGCGGAGGAGATTGTAGCTGACGGTTCCGTGCCCGCTGATAAATTTATATGGCACGCCGTGACGCGTGCCGTCGGGAATGTTAAGAATCAAGGACCAGAGTTAATAGAAACTATGCGTTAATGTATGATGCGGCAGGGAAAAACGTCTGCTTTGAGCAAGAAGCGGAAGTTAGGGATCCATGTTTACATCGATGTGTTCTGAATCATATGGAACAGATCACCTGACGTTCTTGTTTTTCGGTTAGTGTGATTTATTTCTCTAAATATTCAATACGATAGCTGTATGCAAATCTATAAATAGCAATTGGTTTAATTTATGTTGTATTTCAGTTTGTAGAATAGAGACTAACCAAATACATAAGGATTGTTCTTTACATGAAAACATTAGTAATTGCCGCCACCATTTTAATTGGTACTTTTCTAAGCGGTTGCTCTGTGCAAAATGATAAAACACAGTTTCAAGGCCTGGGTCTGACATATCAGTCCGATGTCAAAAAACTGGATAATGGGAACTACCTCACTGAGGTAGAAGCTGCTCCTGCTGCAGGTCGTATACGAGGCGCTATTGGCACTGCAACAAAAAAGGCTTCTGATTTCTGTAGGGTACAAAATAAATCTATGAAAGAAGTCAGAACTGATATTGATACACACTTACTTGTTAATGGCGTTGCTCGCCTGACGTTTAAATGCGTTTAAATATTCCTACGGTTTATGATTTTTCATAAAACTAAGGTGGCTGTTGTGAAATATGTTCTCTCTGCGCATATTCTTACGGCCACTAGGTGATAATATAGTTATCCCCTAAAAACGTCCCTTTCCCTGTTGGAGATATTCCGATATTCACCTATTTATACCAATACCTCCATTCTTCATTAAGGGCTAAGGAGCGGTTTGCTTGAGCTAGTAGTAACGTCCGTTCCTGGCACATCGCTGCCATTGAAATGGTTGCGCACCGTCATGGGGTGTCGGGGGTCGGAGGTTCAAATCCTCTCGTGCCGACCAAAAATCCTCTAAGAACCAGCCTGTTACGGCTGGTTTTTTTATGTCTGTTTTCTGTACGGGGAAACTCCGGGGAATTATTGGGGTGAAACTATCGACAGATCACCAGCCAACTACGATCTATCGGATTGTAATATCCTCTTGAGTAGCAAGCACGATAATTGCCAGGAACCTTTTCTCTATACAGTTGTCTGACAATAGAATTCATCTGACATTAAGAAGCCCTATGATTACTAGTCTCTCATTGGTATTTGCCGTGATTACCACTCTGTGCATCATGTTGTTCGCTGCGGTAAAAGTAGGGATTGGTTTGTCTAACAATCCAGACAGAAATGATAATTAACCTCAACCACGTAACCCCACTTCATACTTCACTTAACAGTGATGTGCTCACATCACCGGGCAATCATCAAACTCTGCATTCCTGGCGTCATTGATGATGTAAGTAAGCACCCCAAATATAGCGGGTGCAGAACTGTAACCGCCATCATCTACTGGCAGCGCCTCCTTTCTCCCGTTCTCCAGATTAACGAGGTGGGGTTGAGGATGTGTCCGATATCGCTTGATCCTAAATTCTCCGTCTATCGCGCAGATCAGCAGCGAGCCATCACAGGGAGAAAGTGACGCATCAACAACCAGTAGCGCCCCCTGGATTATCCCTTCCCTGAAATGTGAGCGCGATGCCCGCATAAAATAAGTCGCTGCTGGCTGGCTGATTAGCTGCTGATCGAGGGAGATTCGTGTTTCAACATAATCTGCCGCAGGTGAAGGAAAGCCCATGTTTACGCCCTCTCTTGAATACCGGATAAAAACACAGTATAAATACTGTATATCCATCCAGTAAAGGAGCAATGAGCAATGTTCGTGGAACTCGTTTATGACAAAAGGAATTTTGATGGTCTGCCCGGTGCAAAAGATATCATTCTGGGCGAGTTAACCAAGAGGGTTCACCGGATCTTCCCCGATGCTGATGTTCGGGTAAAACCGATGATGACACTGCCGGCGATCAACACTGACGCCAGCAAGCATGAGAAGGAACAGATAAGCCGTACTGTTCAGGAAATGTTTGAAGAGTCTGATATGTGGCTGGTTTCAGATTAAACACCTTTAACCGTCATGTTGCTTAAGTACAATCCGCGGCGACTGGCAATCATTCAATACTCGCACTATCGAACGTTCGCCAGTCGGCCGCAATCATGCTCTTGCATACGGTGTGGTTGCGGCAACCATCATTTTTACGACTGGGTATCCTGCTGATTTTGCTGGCGCTTACGTTCAGCTATTTCCCTGGCTTCCTGTACTTCCTGTTGTTTAATATTCCAGAGGCTGTTCCTGGGCATCTCAACGCGCAGGTCTACCCAGCGACCAGCGGGGATATCAACTGGTTCACCATCCTGCACCGTTTCAGTAAACGAACCATCTTCATTTTTAATACCAATCAGATTCCGGGCAAATTTTGGCGCACTGTGGTGAATACGGTGATATGTTTTAAGCGTTATGGAACCATCCGGATCGATTTCATAATCCACCCACAGTAAAGGCAGTCCATTTGTATTGACGGGAATAACGAAACCACCATCCACTCCTCCCCATATCGGTTCAGAGTTAAAACCCAGGACCCCGGAAATCTTATAAATGCCGGTGTCGATGCGTTCAGTCGTAACACCTTCCGCTTCCTCGTTGAGTGCTGACGTACCGTCGCCATTTAGTTTAATGACTGGAGAGGCTGGCTTAAGGTTTCCGTTGGAATCTATGGTTGTATTTCCGTTATTGTAATGCTTTCTAATTATTGGGTTGCCGCCAGTTTTGTGAACAAGCGTTAAAAGAGTAGCATCACTGCCTGACAAATAAATCTGGAAATTATGGGTATCACCATAGTTGAGTTTTACACCAGCGCCCCATTCCGACCAGAAACCGCCACCACCATAATAAAATAGCCATGACCCCGTCGTTGCAGTGCTTATATCTGCATTATTGAGAAGAGCGGCCACCCCACCAAGACCAAATGCCCCTACCTCCATCACATTTCCTGTGGAAGTACCGACATTTTTCGTTGCTGCCGTACCAAGTCCAAGATTACTACGTCCCCCCGCAGCATCTCTTGCGCCCAGTCCACCTTGTTCGAGGCTAAGTGGAGTCGTCAGACCAGACAGGCTGGTAATATCGCTGTTAGCACCTGCGTCCGCTTTACCACGCAGTATGGTGACGATGCCACCCCATGCGGGGCCTGTATAAGAACTGCCATCTGGCAGTCTTACCGTGATATTCCCCGTTCCACTGAAAACCTGCTGCCAGTTCTGCTTATCATAGTTTAGCCCACGCAGTGCCTCCGTGCTTTGAGCCACCAGCGCCGCGGTAACCATATTCAGCGCCATACGGGGAACAGCTGACCAGGCCGCACCAGCCTGTGTTGGCCCGGTGAAATTGCTTACCAGCGTCAACGCTGTACCGCTTTCCACTGATTTAATCGGGAGCGTGTAGGGAACGCCGCCGACAGTGACAACAATAAAATCTCCGGCCGCCACCTCGGTGGTAAACGCGGTCATGCTGCCAGCGACCGCAGCAGAATTATTCGTCAGGGTTAAGGTTCCTGCTGACATAGTTTTTCCTCAGTACATGCTCGGAAGAATAAGAATGGGCATGGCGATATTTCTGTTTCGGGTCATATCCCATGAACCGGAATTGCGGTCCGCAAATACTTTGTTGTAGGCTGACCTGACGCTACCGCCTGACATGACCACGCCTTTGGTTCTGATATTTCCCCATCCGCTGAGCATGCGTACCTGAACGCCGGTATAGACTATCTGACAGAATCCACCGCCAATGTCCTGAAAGGCATCGGTAATCTGGATTTGTCTGTCATACACAAAGGGGCGTTTCAGCGTGGAGAACGTCACCTGGCCTGCGGCGTTGGTCATCGTGATACCGTCGCCGCCGACAGGTGCTGTCTGATTGAATATCACCAGGTCAATTGTCGCCGTTCCGGCCACGTCGTCACGCCCTGAGTAGGAAATATCGCGAACGATGATGTTGCCGCCATCAAACCCTACCGACACATTCGGGTTATCCCATTTACCGAAAGGAATACCGCTCACCGGAAGCGCGGCACTGCCGTTAACCGTAATGCGTCCGGACCATGCGCACGTCATCAGCGCGGCCTGATTGGATATAGCGGTGAAGTCAGTCGAGTTTGAAACCAGTAATCCTTCGTTATACGTCGCCGCAGGCAGCAGCTCCATGACATAGCCAGACCAGTCAGGGACAAGACTTTTTCCGCCGATGGTCTCAGCCCCGATAATAACCCCGGAGTCACCGTTTCGGGTGACGCTGGTCATAATGGCCACATCAAATTCAGCAAAGGAATAGATGTAAATGGGGTTAGTTGGCACCACGATAGCCTGTGAGCCAGGAACGAGTGGCGTATTGACAGGGTACTGCATGAACTGGGATGACCAGCCTGAGAACGATGTACAAAAACTGGGGGCTCGCAGCCCCGCAGTAATTGCCATTGCCGGGCGGCCATCGTTGTAATCAATCAGAATACCTTCCGGCATTATGACCACCTCCCGACGACGACCCGTCCACCACCAGGAAGATTAACTGTCACTCCATTGCCGTTGATAACAACAGTGTTATTCGTACCGTTAAATGCAAACTGGCCGCTGTTCGCATAAAACTGCCCATGAAATTCGCAGTTCCCGTTCTTGTCGATATTCCACCCAGCCCCTAAAGGACCAGAAACGAAAGATGTGGACCGGATATAGTTGCCAATTTTGGCATTGGTAATGCTGCCATCCTGAATTAGCGCATCACGGATAAATACCTGTCCGTTATAGACAAAGAATGCAGCAGTATAATTTCCCGGATCACTTCCAGAATAAATACCAAACTGATCAGCAGCAAAAACCACTGTGGATTTATAGCTGTTCCCCGATGGCTCAATCGACATACCGAACCCAGTGCTGTATTTCACTCCATTCCTGACAATGCCGAGATTAGTGACATAAGACGCTTTTGCCGTTCCATCAATATTAACTTCGGCGGTCAGTTTCTGATTAACCGCAGCAGTCAGACTGCCTTCTGGTCCGATTGATGCCTGAACATAGGTAGACAGGTCAGAGAGTCCCTGCTCGGCAGTAGCGACAGTTGTTTTTACAACGAGAATGTCGGCGCGAACCTCCCCATATTGCTGATACTGGTGTTCCACGGTTCCGTGGTTTGCCAGCGCATTTGACATGATACCTTCCAGATTAGTATCAACACCCTCCTGAACATCTTTAAACGCATCTGACTCTCGTATTTGCTCATCAATAAGCTCTATCATTCCTGGAATATCAGATGACGCCTGCCCGGATGCTTCAACAAATTCTGATACCCCGAAAGCATTCCTGGTGCGAACATAAACGTAATATGTTTTATCAGCCTGTAGACCATGAAGGGTCCACTGGTTAGAGCGCCCAAGGAACTGAGTCTGGTCTTCAATGTCTGCCGGATTGACGACCTGATTTTGTCCGGAGTACCAGAATTCAAACGAGGTGTCGGTCGTTGCTGTAATGCGCATGACAGGTACCAGGTCAGCAGAGAACAACCCGGGCGTCCAGATAACACTGGATGGCGCAGGTGGTGCGCCGATGACCATACTGATTTGTGTTTCAGCGCCTTTCATCCCGTTTTCATTGCGACCGCGAACACCCAGCGTGTAGCTACCAGCATTCAGACCGAAAAACTCATAGCGGAACTGGTCTGTGTCGTACTGAGCAACTACTTTTCCGTCATCGCTGTACACGTACAACTCAAACATCAGCTTTTTGGTGGTAGTTGCCGTCTCCCACGTAGCCGTGACCTGGACTGTCTCAGAGTTGGTGTTGATGATGCGCAGGTTCTCCACGTTCGGCACGCGGTAACCGTTCAGCGTATCGTTGGGAACATCAAACACAGCACCTTCATCAACAATGGCCTGTTTGTTCCGATCATGCTGTGATGCAGTAATGCTGTAGACTGAATTGTTATCCGTCTCTGCAACGCTCAGAATGCGGAAAAGTCTGGTAGAAACGTTGCGGGTAGAAATGGCAAATACAGTGCCGTCACGAACCCATGCTGGCGTTGTTTTCAGCGTCACTATATTGTCCGCAATGCTGACAATCTCATACTTAATGAACCTGCCGTCACCGCCCATGATCGACATGGTGTCGCCTTCTGATATCAGAGACGAATCAACCGCATCAACAGTGATCTTGTTACCCGCATGCGACATAATGCGGCCACCAAGACGCGCACCAGCATAGTTGTTATCCATGATTTCAACGATGTCACCCGGTGTGAAGTGGATAGCATCGCGCGCCATCTGGAACGACAACCTGCTGCTCTCGCGCTTTGCGGTTTCCAGCAGCCATTTTCCTGCTCGCCATGCCTGACCGCGTGAGGTACAGCCGAATGCTTCCAGAGTGGTTTCGTTGTAGTTGCCGCGGGCGATCAGCTCATCGTCGGAAACATACTCTTTTACCTGTTCCCAGCCGTTATCCGGGTCAGTCCAGGATACAACAACTGCATTATATTTCTCTGATCGCTTCACGGAGCTACGTTTGAACTCGCCATCAACCACGTTAGCATTTGTAATTGTCGCAATCGGATCCTGTGGCGCGTCAAGCATGACAGACAGGCGCATCCCGTCCCACAGCGCAATACCGCGAAACATGCTCGCTATCTTGTCAAGAATGTCACGCGCACTCGCCTGCTCGGTAATATAAGCATTCAGCGTCATTCTTGGTTCCTGACCGCCGTAGCCGTCATTAACGAGTTGATCGCAATACCGTGAGAGAACATAGAGCGCGCCGTCATCTACATCGATATAACCGGCACGTTTCGCCAGGCCAAAACGGGTATTCTTCGCCAGTTCACGAAACAACCAGGCCGGATTGTTAGTCCACGCTTTTTTGAATCCGCCAGTCCACAACCCTGAATAGGTTCTGGCGATCGGGTCGTAATTATCAGGAACGTCCACAATCAGTCCGCGAAGATGGTATGTCCTACTCGGAGTGTCGGTGTACTGGTCACGGTCGATAACCGCCCCCGCAATAGCAGAGAACGGATAGTTCAGGTTATCGTCGGTGATCTCGCTGTAGCTGTTCCAGATGGTGCCGTTTGACAGCAAATCACTGGTGCTGTCCGGTGTAATGCGTCTGACACGAATATCGAACGGTTTGATTTCTGGCGCATCAATCAGGTGCGCTTCAAGATACTCGCCGGAAATTTTCCCAGGACCTATAGTAACGTTTTTTTCGATAACCCATCCGGTTGAACCGGTTCGGGACTCGATGACCATAGTTACTGAGGTGTTCTTCTGGTTACCTTTAGTGTCCTGCTCGATCAGCCCGGTTGTTCCGACATTAAAACGCACACGGGTTACATCCTGATCTGTAATGGTGCGTACCAGCGGTGTATCGTAGGTCACTTCGGTATTGACGATGGTTGTCGCTTCGATTGCAGAGAAGCCATTAATTGGCGACTGCGTTTCAGATCCCGGCCTCCATGATACGCTGACGCCGTTAACGCTGACGTTTCCGTTAGCGTCAGTAACCGGCGTTTTGTTCAGCCTGAATGAAGACAGATGTGACTGATCAACCGGCCCGTAAATCGGACCTTCACTGATAAGGTCGAGTACCCGGTAAAATTGTTTTGATTTGAGGTTATCGTCGAGGAGTTTCGGGGTCGATGCTTTACCGCCGCCTGAAGACATAGCGCCACCTTAGCTGATTGATTCTGTCCAGTCCTGATTGTTACTTGTGTCAATGCCGAGAGAAATGACGTTCGAGCCGACCTCCATTTCCCCGAGAAGAATTGGAACCGGTCGCCCTTGCCCGACGCGGTTTTCTGCGCTGGTAAATGAGTTGTTGGTCAGCGTGTTATTCTCTGCCGATTCTGCTGACGTTTTGGTTTTCATGTTGCGGGACATGTAGACCGAGTACGCAATTGACGCCATGCTGACGGCGACCGCAATCCATGCCACAGCGGCACCTGTTAAAGCACCTTCAACTACCGGAACGAAAAGAACTGTCGATCCGGGATTGAGGTGTCGCTCCATGTGCCACTGAGCAGAGTCTCCGGCAAGTTCCTCTCCAGCAATTCGCATGCGGAATCTGGTATTGAGAAATGCTTTTTTAAATTCGTGATTCTGGGAAAGGAGCAACCGCAATCCCTGCGCTGGCGTATCAACGTTCAGAGAGACCTGGCGGTAAAATCTTCGTAAATTGCCTGCAAATTTAAAGATGAGCACTGTTCGTGTCTCCATATCGAATGCATCTGCTTAACGTATGCCGGGCGCATTGGTTCTCTCCGGCTCAGGTGTCCGGCGTGGTCGTGGTGAAGCACCATGTTGTCATCGAGGAGAATCATTGCGTGGCAAGGATCAGCACCGGGGAATGGCTGCCTGATGATGACGTCACCAGGCAGTGCTTCTCCCGATGATACCTGGTGAAATCCATTGAGCGGCATGTTTTTCAGGTAGAGGTTATCACCACGTAACCACCAACCATTCGCACGTTCAAAGTTCGGCAGGTTAATACCGCACAGATGATATGCATCTCTGAACAGGGTGTAGCAGTCCATGACACCATGCTCGAACTTACGCCCCAGCAAGAAAGGCACTGGTCTGTATTTGCGAATTCTTCCACTACATGCCAGCCACCACGGAAGCTCTGTAACCTCTTGCATCTGGCGATCAGCGCCAGACAGGTACGGTACGTTTTGCGGGTGCGAGTGAAAGACCGCCGTCACCTCTCCTGCCTCCTCAGCTGCCAGCCAGTCATCATCGCTGACGCGGAAATGCTTGCCCGGATCGGAATGCGTATTCCGACAACGGAACAGTCGATCGCCATCAAGGATTAAACCGCATACCTCATCCTGCGACGATGCCGCATATTCGAGTAACTCTTGCATCAGGAAACCTTCTGAGATCCGGGGAAACTGCTGATTGGCATTGGTTCCGGTCGCGGATAACGGAAGCGGCAGCCGCTACGTCGGTGAGAACACTTGTCTTTCGCCGGGTCAGTGGTTGGATTGTCGCGCTCATCTGCAACGGGAGGCCCGTCATATCCACACCCGACGCCGCGATACTGCCACTGACACACGTCGGCCAGAATAGTGCGAGCCGGGATAATGGCGTTATCACAGTCGATAGGTGTCGCCAGCGTGTAAGTCACCTGCTCGAATGTCTCTTCCGTCATCTCTTCAACAACGTAGCGGGAAACTGCTTCCTGTGTTGGATCGGCATCAGGGTTGCCGTTCGGAAAATTCACCGCATCCAGGTATTTAACAGGAACCTGTCGCCGGGTGATAACGACTCCCAGCATGTCATCAAAGTCATGGTTGATACCCGTTAGTAAGCCGGTAACGTTCGCCACCGCCATTGACGGTCTGGCATAAGTGCCTTCGTTCTTTGACTCGAATCCTTCCACTGCTATCGGGTACGCCTGATACTGGTTGCCTTTCCAGATAACGTTACCGTAATAGCCGTTTGTGCCAGAATGGAACCGGATAAGGTCACCGCCAAAGGGCTGCAGATCAGCTTCGAACAGATCGATGAATGCGCCAACTCCGGCGTCTACGCTGTCGATAATCAAATTTGCTGGTATGTCGCGCACGGCAAACTCCCATAAAAAAAGCCGCTCGGAGGCGACTTGTTGTTAATCCCATTCTTCGTGTGATGCTGCATCATCCAGCGCATGAGCTATCACTTTCTTTTGCCAGTCAGTGAATGTCGACCACGCATCTTTTAGTTGAGGAGTGATATAGTTTCGCCAGTTATGAGGGCCACCCACTGCGCTAAAGTCAGGATGGTTCCAGTCATCCGCTTCATATCGACAGCAGCGTTCTACATCATCGTTCTCTCTCTGTCTCTTTTCCTTCTCGCTTAACGATTGAGGCTTTACTGGAGGCTTTGCAATCACAGCACCATTCAATAATTTAATCATCTTGGCACCTGTTCAAACGTGGCCGTTAGTTCAAATAGCGGCCCCGTCTTTGTCATACTCCAGGAGCGGCAGACAAACAGCGCCTGCACTCCCGTATCGGATGGCGTCCAGTAGAACGCCTCAACGGCCATTCTGGCTTTAAGGAAAGCATTGGCCTCCTTAGCCGCGTTTGGCCGGTTACAACTCCCGTCTACCCCCTTGAACGTCAGTGAGTACTTGGTCATCAGTGGGTTGATACCTTTCGTCTGGCGCTGTTCATAGCCATCACCGAGTTTAACGACCGCTACGTTAGGCGTGCTCTCGATGGTGTAGGCTTTCTGAGGAGACCAGGTGAATGTTTCTGGCACGGTTACCTCCGTAGTAACCCGTTAGGGCGTTGTTGGTCGCGGATGGTATTGAGGCTGACCTGCTTCATCATCTGTGACATCTTCGCCATAGTGGTATCATCAATGCCGCCGGTAGTCTGGATGTGGAAATGAACCTCCTGCTGTATTGAAGCGCCACCGCCTCCCTGCATATCCCTGTTGCTAATCACCTTCCCGTTGTCGCCGGGGATCATGTACTGGCTGCCATTGCTGGCCTGAAATATCTCTGGCTTACCCTTCTCACCAACGCGATACATAGAACCAGCATCGACTGGACCTCCGTTGTAACGCGCACCAGCAACCGCCATTCCTTTGGCCGCCAGTAATGAACCAGCATACGCAGCCTGACCCACTGCTGCTGCACTACCATATGTCGCGATAGATGCGCTCATCGCTGCTGGTGCCCATGCAGATGCAGCGGCGGTAGCCTGAGCCATCGCCGATGCCAGTGATGCAGCAGCAGCGGCCTGACCCATTAACTGACTCTTGACCCACTCAATCCCCATTTGCACCAGACTACCGACAACGCTATTCAGGATTGTTGTGCCGATGTTGGCAAATGCTTCCTGTAGACTCTGGGTGCCGCTTATGAGACCGGTCAGAGCATTAGTCGCTCCGCTCTGCAGGCCTTCCAGAGAGGATGCCAGTAACTCATTGGCCTGACTCTGGTTGCGGAAGATTTCCCACTGTGCGGCGATGCGTGCCTGTTCATACTCGGTATCAGCGGCATTCTTCAGCGCAAGAGCATTATCGTGCGCGATGACTCCTTGCTGCTCGAATTGCTGAATTAGCGCTAATTGTTGCGTGTGCTGATTGGCAAGCTGCTGAACTGGATCAGCTTCTGCCACGGCTGATTGCATTGGGCTAACTGCTTGCTGAGAACGTATCTTTGCCAGATTAGCCTGATGTTGTTGCTCTAACACCTCACTGGTTTGATTGTATTGTTGCTGGCTGATTTTTTTCGCATCCAGCGCAGTTTTCAGATCCTGAACATCCTGCCTGTAACTGGCGTTCTCGCGCGCTTCCGGTAATAACTTCTCAGCAGCGGCCTGCGCTTTAAGTGCATTGGCTGTGTCCCAAATTTCGCCTCGATATTTGCCAGCCAGCGCTATTTGTTCCTGGGTAGCACCTTTACCAATTGATTGCTGTGCTGCGAGAATGGCTTGCTCTCTGCTTAGCTCAGAAGTAGAACCGGCAGCAAGCTCAGACTGCTGCTTCAAATTCGCAAGTTTTTGGGCGATTGCTTCTTGCTGATTAGCGTATTTAGTCGCCTCAGACGTGGCGTCTTTGGTTTCCTTTTTGCCTTTCTGCTGAGCTTGCTGGGCGTCGTATTCAGCAGCAGCCCTTTCCCTCGCCAGTCTGACATCAGCTTCAGTTCCACCAAGTTTTCTGATGTCCTGCTCAGCCTTCAACTGCGCACGCTTACGATCGTTAAGCTCGCTCTGGAGTGTCACCTGATCTTGCAGTTTATCAAGGTAGTCCTGAACGTCTTTCGGACGCTCTACCATCAAACTGCTGGAGTTGAATTTCTCCTTCGCTTTTGCGGCAAAGTTAATCATGTCTCCAAGCTTGCCCATCATGCCAGCGGTGATACCAGTTTCCTCACCATCCCGGCGAAGCAGGTCAATCCCTTGCCTCATCGTGCCATTAAGCGTGGCACGTCCGATGTTAATAGCGTTCTGCGTCTGGCTAAGGCGATTCTGAGCACGTTCAAGCTCGAGAGTTGCTATCGCTAATTTATCCTGGGCGCCACCTAATGCTTCAGCGGCCTGACGGCCTCGAGTAGTGTTCGTTCCCCAGTTTGCGATCTCCCTTTCTTGCCTCTGAACAGCAGCTGTAGCGTCGTTAAATTCTTTCTGTGCGTCGGCTACCGCATCGCTAAGGGTTGGCAGATTCTGGCTTAACTTGCCAATGGTGGCTGCCAACTCGGTATGCGACATGGTCTGGAACTTAGCGCTAAGTTCATTGACGCTATCTGCTAAGTTATTGGCATCGTCTCTGGCCTCTTTAGCTCGCTGGGAGAAATATAGAATCGCACTGGCCGCTAGCATGGCAGCGCCACCAGCCCCACCTATCAATCTTAAAGCCCTGCTTGCCAGACCAGCCCCGGATGATGCTGCCGCTTGAACTGCGTTACTTGTTACTAATGCTCGATTGTAATTTGCAACAGCAGCAGTAGCCGCTACCCTGGCGACAGACAAGCGTTGCTCGGCAGCGGCGGCATTCGTCGCACTAACCGCTGTCTGCTTCATCATCTCCGCAAGGCGGATCTCGTCCAGCGCCCGTTCTTTTGCGACAGCGGCTGCGCGGAGGTCGGCGGCAGCTTTATTTGCAACGGCTTGCGCCGCCTGCACTTCAGCAGCAGACTGATTTCTTGCAGCTACAGCGGCCTTTACCTTCGCAGCAGTAGCCATTGTTAGTGCGCCAACGTAGCGGCTACCCATAACAGCAGCAGCGGCGGTCAGGATGACACTCAGAGCGCCGATGTTCTCACTGACGCTGATCACGGCATCGTTAAAAATGGCTGTGCCGGTTTTTACCGTGGAGTTTTCACCAAAGAACTTGGTGATGTTGTTCCCGGCAACCTGCAACGCCTGACTGATAGTTGTCGTGGTATTGGCGAACTCATTGCCGATCGTCACCCCTTGTGAAAGTAATCCGTTAACCACAACGTCAGTAGTTAACTTCCCGGCGGCGGCCATCTGACGCATCTGCCCAATACCAACACCCATTGATTCGGCAAGTGCAACGATCAGGCGGTTGCCCTGCTCATTCACTGAGTTAAATTCTTCACCGCGCAGCGCGCCAGATGCCAGCCCCTGAGACAACTGGATAATGGCATTTTCTGCTTCCTGAGCGGTGGCACCAGAAACAACAAAACCCTGGTTGATTATCGTCGTAAGTTTCGTCAGATCCTGTGCGCTTGTGCCGTATTCTCTGGTAGCCCGTTCAAGGCGGGCATAAAGCGATGCAGTTGCATCCAAGCTGCCGCGAGTCTGTTGAGTAATGTCGAATACGCGCTGCGTGACATCAACTAATTGCTCGCTAGGGCGCAGGGAGTTTGCGAGTTTGTTATTAACGGTCGCCCATGCATCAGCGTACTCAGAGACCTGTTGCACAGATAATGCCGCAGCGAGGGAGGTTGCGATACCGGAAAGGCGCAGCATTGAACGCTCAGTGTTGCCAACAGCTTTAGTCGTGCCATCAAAACCGCGCTCAAGTGTATCGAGGCGTTGATTTACTCGCTCTTGCGCTGTAATCAACCCCTGCACATCCATTTCGATATCGTAGTAAATCCCACCTGCATTTGCTGGCATTATCTTTCTCCGGGAAATAAAAAACCCCGCCGGAGCGAGGTTCGTTGTGTAGAAGGTGATTCGGATTATTTAAAATTGCTAATTAACCGATATTTAATGCTTTGGTTGCTCGCTTCGATCACTTCAAACTGGGCCCCTTTATAACCAATTAGCTTGGACTCAGAAAGGTCATACTCAACGTCATTATTGAACGCCGGTCGAGCCATGTTAGAAGAGAATTCTCGGTAACCTATGTTAATTTTATTCCCTACACGCCCATTATAAAGCAGAGCCTGCTGGAAGGATGAATCACCGCTAATATTCAGTTTTGTCTTTTCAATTGGCATATTGGTTTCGCAAGACGTCACACCAAAAATCGTAATAACGCACAACGCACGGTCGGCTTTTTTGACCATAATCCCTTGCCACATATCAGCAAGAACTGCCTTATCAACATTCGCCGAATCGACTCCACCTGTCGGATAGTAGAAATCAGCTGCGTTATCCTCTCCAACCTTCTTAAGGAGCCCTGGTGTTATCGTATATCCCCACGAAACCTTTGCAGGTGCGGTAACCTTAAGCCCTTCGACTACCTGACTAACCCCTTGTTTGATCAAAGAATCACCAACGGATGCCGTATTAACACTGCCAACAGCAGGTTCACTGTAGTTTTCGACTTTTGGCATATAGTTATATTTTGGTGAAGTACAACCGGCTAACATCAGCACGGCACTTGCAATAATTAAGAAGTTTTTCATATCCCTATCCGAATGTATAAAGTGTTCGGATTAATCCTATCAGGGCTTGTTGTAATCGCAACGGCAGAAGCTGATTTGTTGATCTCGAGCAACGAGAAACCCCGAAGTTAAGCGGGTTTGAGATGCACTTCAATCAGGCAGATTTGGTTGGAAGGTCGTTACGAACCTCTGGCTTCTTGTCGCAGGTAGTGCTGGAGAAATTGTTCTTTGATACCCACTGCCAGTTGAACGGATAGCCGGCGCGATACTGGGTCTGGTTGGCTACTTTGCGGACACCATAAATCTGCACGATGGTATTCTGTCCGCCCAACATCGTCACGCCTTCACATATTAGCTCCTGCTTTTCCAAGATTCCTGCGCAACCAACGAGAAGCCCAGCGCAGATCATAATAATTGGTAGTTTTTTCATTCCCTTATCCATCTACAACTTTTTAGGTATTATCCTATGGCCATAGACTAAATGAGTAAATGACAACCACCCCCTCAATCTTTGTGGTTTTCAAATGCTCTATCACCGATTTTCCGCGCCATTGCGGATCTCTGATGGCCGTCAGTTTTCTGGCGGCTTCTTTTTCTCACTGGCTCGACGCGCAGCCTGTTTTTTCAGGTAATCGTCAGCCACAGCATCGTATTCATCTCTCGTGAATCCTTTCTGGTCCGGATACTTGGCCGCCAGCAGCACCTGGAACTCGGTCATTGTTAACTGAGCGGCTTCGGCACGGTTCATGCCAAAGTGGCTGCGTGCTGCACTGATGTACTCGAACGCCTTAAACTCAGTCGTACGCTCCCTCGTCTCATGTCGCTGCAACTGGCGAACCTTGGCTTTGCCGACAACGCCGTGAGCAATTAAGCTCTGCGCAACAAGTAGCATGCTCGACGCTGGCATTGAGCCTTTGTGCCAAACGAATCCCCACCGCCCTGATTTACCCAGTTCCAACCAGCCAATAAGTGGGGAAATATCATTATCACAACATGCGGTGAGAACTGTATGAGCAGCTACGAATGCCGGTTTTGCGAATTGAATACTGGATATGTGCTCACTTAGCCAGGATGGAATGTATCCGTATGCCTCGATAGCTCTTTTAACCATTGGCGTTACGTTATCGTTGTGAAGATGGTAGAACGCGCTAACTATTTCCTGCGGCGAACCAATACGAACCATGGCTTCAAAAGATGGTCGTAAGAAATAGTCGGCTTCGCGATCAACAATCAGGCATTCGCCAATTTCTTTCAGTGGTGTCATGTGGTTTTCCATGCAACGGTCATTATCAAGGGCAGCACGCCGCCCTTTGGAATGTCCGTTATGTAACGGTCACCGTATGCACGGCCACAAAGTTGCCGTCTTCGGTGTTGATGATGATCTGCGCGCTGCCGGTGCCGACGCGGTTCACCGTGACGACAGTACCGGAGGCCGTAGCCGTGGCTTTGGTTGGATCGGTTGATGCAACAGTGAAACCTTTGTTGGTTGCGCCGGTGGGCGCGAGATTCACTGTAAACGTACTGGTTCCGCCCGCAGCGCCAGTGCTGGTAGCCGGAGTTACCGTCACACCTGTCACTGCTATAGCGGTCAGTTCGTTAACTTCAATCGTGCTTGCATCACCGACCTTGAACTCGGTGGAGAACGTGACAATGTCATTGGTTCCACCGTCAGAGCTCAGCGCCGTGATGTTCATGTAGCCGATGAATTCAACCGGTCCATAGTCCATGCGAACCCAAATACCAGGCTGCTTCTTAGCCTTCAGTTGCGCAGCAAAATACGTGACGAACTTGCCGATGCCGTACTGGTCCAGCTTGTCTTTCTTACGTACTTCACCTTCAAAACTGATAGTGAAGTCACTGTTCGTGATGATGGTTTCGACATAGCCGCCGCCGTCATCTGCGTCTGAAGTAACAGAGTTCGGGTTGAAGTCGAAGCCCTTAGACGTGCCAGCGGCCAGCGCCAGCCACTCAGACTCAAGTGGTTTAACGTCCGGGCAGCCATCGGCAACCTCCAGCACGATAGCGCCGCCAAACAGGCGTTCATTTGAGTTCTGGCAATCAGCCATTTGAAACTCCTTAATTTGCATAAAAGAAAACCCGCCGAAGCGGGTCTGTCTGGTTGAGGGAGCTATTCGCCGAAGGTGCAAGCGAACTGGAGTCGAAAGACTATTCGTCCTTCTTCTGTGAGCACCGGCGCGGGGATTGCGCCCATGTTCTGGATGTAGCCGACACATTCATCAGCCATGGGATTGGTCTGGACGTAATCGACGATACGCTGAACGGCATTAAGCGCATCTTTGCGCTTGTCTTTCGCGCCGACGACATCGACCAGGACGTGATACTCAGAGCCAAGGTCGGTGCGGATATTCGAGCCGCCGTTTGGTCTGAACACGATAACAGCCTGTGACAAGTCGCCAGGATCGTCGTACATCAGTTGTTGAACGGTAAACCCTGTCGTTAGCCCGGCATCACCGAACATTTTACGCACCCGTTCATGCATCATGGGTGTCATAGCGAAAGCTCCTTACGTACCACTGCATCAATCTGGCTTCGTGTGTCCTCAAAGCCTTTCGTCAGGAATTCTTTCTGCGCTGTCGAGCGCCGGAAGACTTGGGGTACATCAGGATCATGAACATAAACAGCATAATTAGCCGAGTACCCAACCCTCCCGGTGACCAGAGTGCCGCTGGTGTTGATTTCACGGTACTGACTATTAAGCAACGTAGATGTATCGACTGGGGTGTATAACGCAGCCTGAGAGCTACCGATAATCATTGCCGACTGCAGAGCCCTAACCACCTTACGGCCTCGAACATCCTGAATAATTCGGTTCAGGTTGGCCTTAGCCTCGCGGATACCGCGAACTTTAGCGCCCATATCCTACTCCTGTTAGAATGGCGTAATCGTCCGCGATGCGCTCGAATGTATCGGCATACTGTATAACCTGCCTAACCTCGTCGGCGCCGGCCGCAATCGGATCAGACTCGGTTGACTCGCCAATCAGCAGGTAATCACCTGCTGACGCCAGCGCGAACTCCGTCCAAACGGTATTCTTCACGACGATTTCGGCGCCCAGGCTGCCGATGCGCTTTGACAGACCGCCCTCGTAGTCACAGAGAATCTGCTCAGGCGGTTTATAGCCTCGTGGGTCGCCATATTCATCATTACCTTCCAGCTTGCGCCAGATTGTCGCTGTGGCGGTATAGGACCAGTTAGCAACCGAAGACATATCCTATTCCCTCCATCGCAGTACAATCGCGCCTGTCGCCCGGATGCGCGGACAGTTGATATGCCACTCGCCATTAGACTTAACAAAGCCGGTTGTCTCCCGCCCAGCGTCAGTCAGAACCCACACACGTACGAATGAGCGGGGTAAAGTCTGCTTAACGGATGTCCACGTCATCAACAGCCCCCAACGACATCGAAGAACCCGACGCTGTTACCGGCGCTGATTGGCAGTTCACTGGTGCAGCCGCTGGTATCGAGCTGAGTCAGCGACTCCCGCAGCCAGGTGATGCTATCGGTACCGTAATCGAAAGAACGGGACGCGCCAGACGGTGCGCCCTGTGATTTCAGGCGGCGCGCGCCGGATGATGTCGCCATCAACGCGGCTGCGTACATCAGGATCAGCTTTGCTGTGCAGTCGTCATACCCAGCGCCATCAAGACACGGGGTAATCTTGTTCACCACGCAGAGAATCGGATCCAGCAGCGCACCCGGAATGGAATAACCCAATTCACCGAGGAACGCCTGCACGTCTGCCGCTGTGATTGGGTCAGCCATGGTTATTTCGCCTTCTTGGTTGCTTCAGCCAGCGCGGCAACAGCGTCGTCAGCGCGTTTAGTTTCGGCGGTGAGTGCATCAGCATGCACCACGTCTTTCTCGGCTGCTGCCTGCTGCAACTGCTGAATCTGCAACAGAGCGTCATCCAGTTGTGCCTGAAGCGTGCTGGTTTCGGCGGTGAGTGGCGCAGACGGGGTCGATACTTCGAACTGAAGTTTTACGCCCTTCTCTTTCGTCTCCTCAGCGTTTCCAGCGGCGATCCATTTCTCAGCGATCGCATCGTCAACGTCATACGTCTTACCAACCTCCAGTTTCTGGAAGTTGGCACCGGCAAAGAGGTTTGAAGCCATAATCTTTACGAGTGCCATGTTTTATCCTTAGCTCGAAGCGTAAACGACAGAGAAATGACCGCTGATGTCCTGCTTAACCATCAGGCCAGCAGCACCCCAGGTGCGCCATACGTAATCACTGTTGTAGAACTGACGCGGATCAGCAACGGTACCGAACGCCTGGCCGACAATCGGAGCGATGACGCCAGCGCCCAGCGGCACAATCATGATCTGATTCCCGGTCAGCTTGGCATCTTCTTTGATGTCTTTAATGCCGGAGAGCTTCTTGATCTCTTCCAGCACCGTGCGCAAGGAGTTCACGTCGAAATACTGTTCCCAGTTCGACATGATTTCACTGGATACATACCAGGTCTGCTCACCGTACTGATAGTTCTGCAGCTTCAGCACGTCGCGCAGCAAGATTGCCTGCGCACGAATGGCCTTCGGGTCGGTGCTGGTCGCGAAGTTGAAGGTCAGCGTGATCTGAGCGACACGCTCATCAGCACGCAGGCCTTTCCAGGTTTTATCGTCGAACTTGATAAAGTTGCCCGCTTTGTCGCGGAAACCGCTCCAGATGTAGTCCACGTACTGACGACGAACATCATCGACAGATCCTGACTGGGCATCAGCCAGAGAAGCCAGCGCCGAGCCTTTGTTGAATACTGGATCACGCCAGTTAAACTTGAAGCCGGAATCGTGGATCGGGACCATCGTACCGTCGAAGGTGTAGGACTTCGCATCCAGCGCCGCACCAATCTGTCCAGACATGGAAGTGTGTGCCCAGCCGCGACCGCCGGTGCGAGCATACTCATACACGGACTCTTCCAGGCGAACTGAGCGTGACAACGGCATAAGGTCGTTCAGCAGCGTGAATTCGGTAGTCGGCTGGAACTCAGCGAGCACCGTCTGGTCGTAAGCACGGTACAGGCGACGAATGTCGTCGACCGCATTAACTGCATCCAGCACAGGCGCGTTAGCAGCATCACCGCGCACGCGGGTGCGGGCGATGAAATCAGCAACAGCCTGAGCGCTGGCATTACGGGCAAACTGCAGTTCCTGAAACTGAGCGGTGTTCGCCTCAAGGTTTCGGGTGGCAGTTGCCTGTTGGGTGGAGAATGCAAACATTCGTTGCTCCTTACTTAATGACTACGCGCAGCAGATCGCCGGCGGTAGCAATGGTGTATGAACGGTCCTCTTCCACGAACGCGAAGACCGGCTCATCAGCAGCGGCGGCTTTCACGCGGCCATTTACAACGGACAGCGCCTGACCTTTGGTGTAGGTTCCGGCCACTGCTGGCACGTTAAAGAACACGCCCGGAGTTGGATGCATTGCCACAACCCAGTCACCGGCCGCAATGATGTCGTCGACGGTTTTGCAGCGCAGATAGTCGTAGTTGGCGACGTAGAGGATCGCGTCTTCTTTGCCGTCCACAGAGGCAGTGAATTTTCCTGCCGCATTGTCGAAGAATCCGATCGTACCCGGCGGAGTTGCTGCGGCTGCCGCACCCTCGCGATGGAGTTGCGGGTTTGCAAAGATGCCGCCCGCGTGAATTACGTGTTTCCCGTCTTTAGCCATTTCTTACTCCGGCATTTCGCTGAATGAATCGTTGTTATTGACCTGGCGGAATGCACCATTCAGGCCGGTAGAGGTCTGGCACTGAGCAAACAGGCCATCGAGGGCAGCGCCGTCAAGCGCATTCACAGCGAGGTCATCCAGACCGAATTTCGCTTTTACGGCAGCTCGCTTTTCGCCCTTCTCTTTGTCAGAGTTAGCGGTAAGGCCAGACTTAACTGCAGCGAGATCATCAGCAAAGGGCTTAAACCATGCCGGTGCTTCCGCCTGGTTGTTGGCACGCTCGCGCTCTTCTTTTTCAGCCTTTTCACGAGCAGTCTTCTCTTCTGGCGTTTCGGTTTTGGTAGCCGCCTTTTCAGCAGCCAACTGGTTGTATGCGTCCATCAGCTCGGCGTCAGATTTGCCTTCAGTCGGCTTACCAGCGGCTTGCAGCGCATTGATAATCAGTTCTTTCATCGGATCGTTCTCTCCGTTGGTTTTAATCTCGTACTCAGTGGGTTTGCGCACGACTTCTACAGGTTCTCCGACGAACACGGCCTTGCCGTCATCATCGATGAGGTACTTCTGTTTGAAATATTTCGCGTCATCGCGATAAATGAAGGTGTCCGGCCAGACAGACTCAGGCCAAAGCCATTTGTCATCGGTCCGGCCTTCCCGGAGCTTGTCGCTTATGGCACGCTCAATATCAGAGAAAGAGAAATTTGAGGCATTGGTGAAGAAGAACTTCGCTTTGTTCAGCAGCCCTTCACGGGTGCAATCAGAGCCGTCAGCGAGGTTCACCACCTCAATCTCCTGCTCATCGCCATCAGCATTAACGAAGATGCCGACGCCTTCTGACGGCGTTCCCGCCCCCGGTTCGTCGAGCAGCACCGCAACATGGTCAAACATCATGTTGGTGGCGATTTCGTTGTACTTTTTGCCCTTCGATTCGCCGTTAGCGGCGATGCCGGAATACAGCAGGCCAGTGGAAATGTGGATCGGTTCAACGTTGGTACCGGCTGCCATCTCATCCAGGCGGTTTACGAGTCGCTTACCCTTCTCGCTCGACTCGGCGTACTGGCGATCGACGTACATATCGCCGCTAACCTTCCCGTCTTTGTGGCTGACGTTCTGTAGCCATGCCCCGACGTGGTAGTTATTCACCGCCCGGACGTCACGCGCCGATACATGCTTGCCATCCACCTTAGGGTGGCCCAGCGGCATCGGATTACGCTCAAGCGTGTTATAGGCTTTTTCGATTTCTGCTGCCGGGTACAACTTCCGGTTCATCACAATATCGTCGACAACGGGCGTGACACCGCGAACCACGATATGTGGCTTGCCGCCGATAGTTTCAGTGGTGATTTTTGAATCGGAGTTGACGACGGTCAGCACGTTAACGCGGTTGCGTTTCATGCTGGTTCCTCGTTGGATCAGGCCGCTTTAGGCCATTGTTTGCGTTCGGCTGCCAGCTTATCCGCCAGCCCTTTGTTAAAGATGCTGCCGTCCTCGTTAAGCAAGACCGGTATCTGGCTGCAATAGCAATGGTATCTGTTGCCATCTACCGCATACCAGGCCCGCACATCCTCGGTGGTCCTAACCTTTCCATGCCAGAAAGCGTGACCTGTTCGCGTTGTCGCCTTGAGGGCTGACAGGTGGAGCAAACCAGTTTTCAGACCAAGGCGGTCAGCAGCCCAGTCCGTCTCGTTCCATTGAGCCTGGCGAAGCGCGCCGACCTGCTCGGTTTGTGCAATGTTCTTGGCCTTCGCCATAGACACGTCAAGGCGCTTGCTGACGATCCCGGCGGTTTCTCGCGGGTTAATACCCCGGCCAATCGAGTCGGCAATGATGTTCGCCAGATCGGCACGGGCGGCGTCGCTAATGCCTTTCCAGTCGCTGTAGGCGCTGATATACGCGCTGGCGATCTGGTTCTGGTATGCCGGGCTGGAAAGCAGCTGCTGAAGCGTTGTCTGGCTGGCATAGACCTGCGACTGCACTGAAAGGTTGGTGAAGGCGTTAAGCGTGCCGCGCTCATACTCTGCGGCGACATAATCCAGCGCCCAGAGGTTCTGGCTACCACCTTCCAGCAGAGCATCGTCAAGGATGGTTTGCACTACCTGCAACAGGTCTGCCAGTTGCGCAGCCGACATGTCATAGATGTACGTTCCGGCGTTTACTTGGTACAACGAAGGCTCAGATCCCTCGTTATTGCATATCATCCACGACCGTTCGCCATTGGTTTCGCGTTGCTGCCCGGTAAGCCGCTGGTCAAACAGCGTTCTCAGTCGGCGCTTTATCATCAGATAGCGTTCATCGATGTCACTAAACATCCGCCCTACCTGCCGTGCTGACTGCGTTGGGTCAGCTTTATTGCGTGGTACGATTGGCGTCCCGATTCGGGCCTGCACTGTCGTTGTCATCGGTCAGCGGATCCTTACCGGTTGGTTTCGCGTTAGGGTCTGGTGTCTCAGGCTCTTTACGTGGTTCAAGTTCGCCAACGGCGCGAACCTCGTTTTCATCGACCGCCGGAGTGCCAAAGGCCTGTTGCGTTTTCGCCGCCACATCAGCCATCACTGCCATGTTGGCCAGCTTTTCTTTCTCGCTCGGGGCCAGTAAATCTGACCAGACCAATGAAACCTCACCGGACGCGGGTGGCTCAATAATGCCGACGTTCCAGAATCGCTCAATCACACGGGTGATAACGTCTGATTGAAACCCCCAGCGGCGACCGTTACAACGATTCGCCCAGGCCGTTTTGTCCTCTTCCGAGGCGAGATTCCCCGTCTGCTTGCCGAACATAATGTTGAACGGGCATTGAATTGTTGAAGAGAACGAGTTCGCCGAGACTGTCCAGCTAGGCGTTGGATCGGCGGCAGCAACTGAGAGCACCGACGTTTTCCCACCCTGGGTAACCAGTGCGGCGTCGGTACCACTATTGAGCTTATTAACCTTGTCATTCATCGCATCGCCGAGTCTGTCGTAACCGGCTTCCTTCGCCTGCTTAATGAGTGAATCTATACTTACCTTCTCATCGAATTCGGTAGCCAACTGGCGGCTCGCGTTCTTCAGAAAGCCCTCGGCGCTGCCACCCTTCGTTTTTTCGATGTCCAGAAGGTCGTTGTAGCCAGCTTCCAGCAACGGAATACCGGAGAGGATGTTGTCATCCTCTGAGCCTTCACAAAGCAGAATGATGCGATCCGGATGAACCTGAACAGAACGCGGGCTGCTATAAGTTCCCTCATCACCGATGGGTTGCTCGTTAAACTGGTAGCTAACCGGCTGCCCGTAGGTTTCAGACCAGGTATCTATATCCAGATTGCCCGGTTTGATCTGCGGCTCCCACGCAGGGATTAACTTCACCAGAGCCTTGCTGCCGAGTTTTTTTACCACATCAACATCAATCGGCTGCCACCAATCCCGGTTATCTCGGACCTGAATCAAAAGCGCAGAGTAGCGACCAATCATATTACGGCGATCGGCATCCTTAATTTTTGCCCAGTGCTTCTTCATCAGCTTTGTGACGGCTTTTTCCCACTTCGTTGTGGCTGTCGACTCCCTGTCTTCGTCGCCATCAATGATGGTGGGCAGATCTATCCAGCAGGCGTCGAGCAGTTTGTGTACCGCAGAATAACCCGTCGAACCACGGCGGTATTGACGATAGAAATTATCGAAGGTGAGCGTTTCCGGATAACCGAACTCATCCCACAACTTAGTGCGCTTCACGTTGCCATTACGCCCTGCGTATTGCATGCGCTGGCGCCCGACCGCATCAGCAAGGGCGTTAACGAGGAATGAGACCTCGCCTTGTTGTTCACTCACTGATGAACTCCTTAAAAGAAGATGGCCCCCACCTTCGCCGGTGAGTGCAGTACGCGGTAACGAGTGGCATCCCAGTCGTGGTCTTCCTGGGTGGTGTCAACGTCGTCAGGTTTTTTGTCGTCACGAACTAAAACCGGGATGCGGCTTATCCAGCCCCGGCAGTGCTCCATTACATAGAAAGCTGGCTTCTCGGGTATTCCTGACTCCATCTTTTTAGCTTCAACAACGGCCTCAAGCATGTCAGCAAAGAGCGATGCGCCGTTGATGCGTGAGCCTGGTTTCTTGTCTGCGGGTATCCATTTGACGCCCTGGGCCTCCATTTTTTGGGCGATGGACAACTCGTTATCGCCCGTATTGAAAATCGCACCATCGGCAGGTCCGGGAATGACGCTACTGCATATGCCTGGAACAATGTACATCTGGCCTTTTCCCTGTACTTCCTCCGGCTCGTCCACTTCCTCGCCCACCAGCCGCTTATCCACCCACGCCACGCCTTTAGCGACGTTTGTGGACGACATGTTCAGGCCTTTGTTCAGCTCGTCCGGCGGGCAGCCGTACCACTCGCCAATCAGAATGAGCGAACCGGCAGGCGGGCAGAACTTGCTACCGTCAGGAAGCTCTGCTGCGGTGCCGTCGGCATGTGCCCACCAGAGGTTAGAGAACGGTTTCGACTCACCCCAGTCATGGGAGCGGTCAACGGTCCAGCTATCCGGTATGCGGAACGGCTTAATTACGTGCAGCGAGGCATTCCACAGATGGTCAAAACGCCCACCGCTGGTAACATCCCACGACCCCTCTACCCACGCCTTGCGGCGGTTCGGGTCTTTGATGGCCATCAGCGTTGCGATGTACTGCGGATCCAGATACGGGTTCTCTTTAAACGAGCCATGAATAGCCACTCGCGTCAGCGTAACGTCCTCTTCGCGCTCAGTCTGAGGGTTAAACACCTTTTGCGTTTCTCGAATGATGGTCCCACGTGGCGCGGGCTCAATGAAGCGCTTCTTCACCCAGGTATGGCCGATGCCGAATGGGTTTGTCGTGCTGAACGTCTCCAGGGGGATCGGCTTCAGCAAGCTACCATCCGCCAGCGGGTAGTTCTCCGGCCGGAACGATGAACGTCGGCAAGAGAACATCATTTCGTAGAACTCGGCAGACTGCTGTTTCGTCAACTCGTTAAAGCCGATAAACGGGAACTCCTGTCCGTGATAGTCCCAGTAGTCGCTCTCTTCTTTTCCGAAGCGGAAAAGCAGCTCCTCTCCGGTCGGCCAAACCCAGCGCAATTCGCTGGCGGATGCAAGATAGCGAGCCCCGTCGTTAAACAGGCGATACATGCGCTTTGACTGCGTGATTATATCGGTTAGGTTTTTATATTCTGTATCGAAAATGACGCCACGCCAGAACGAACCATACCCAAGGCCAACGAGGCGACGGAAGCGAGCCAGTTGCGCGGCTGTTTTTCCGGGTCCGCGCGTCCCTTCGTAAAGGATTTCGTTACACGGGCAACTCAGTGACAGTGATTGCGAGCCAGGCAGTGGCTTCCATACTGCTTTGTAATTCATCCACCTAATACCTCGCCCTGCTGTTTCTGCGCCGCTTTTTCCCACTCATCCACGTTGTCGCATGACGGAACCGGCATTACGTTATGTGTGGCGATGACATTTTGCTCCACCTTCTGCTTATTGGTGTAGACGTCACCTACTTCCTTCGCTGCCTGCTCCATAAGTGCGGCAGTGAGCGCCATGTTTTTCATCCCCTCTGCTCTCGTAGCCATGCGATCAAGAACGCGCAGGCGATATGCTTTGTTCGCGATAGGGATTTCGGCTATTTCGGTTTGAAAACGGGTCCTTGTCGCATTGAATAGCGCCACCCATTTTTTCGCCAGGCCACGACCACTAACCTTCGTAGGATCATGCGTCTCAACTTGCTGCGGGGTGATCTTTATGCCGAATTCTTTCTGGACGGCATCGACCACAATCGATGGAGTGTCAAAACACGCAAGCTGTTGAATGATGAAGGCTTTCACTTCCGGTTTTAACGCAGCCATAAATCACCATTCGTCCAGAACAATCCAAAAGTTAAGCCAACTTCAGCATGCACGTCCCGCATGACCTGGCTATATCGATGTGAGCCACTTCTGCCGGCGCATTGGCCGCATCAACGAACTCCTGTACTTCTTTGCTGGCACCGTATCGACGTACGACTCCAGTGAATTCTTCGACGTCGTGGCCACGTAGTGTAAGTACTGGCTGCCCGGTCTCTTTGTTGAACTTAGGCGCGCCGAAATCATCGGTGGCCTGGGCGATGTGGTAAAGCTCATGCTCAACCAGCGCGCAGAATTCAAGGTCACTGCATTGTGAGCAGTAATCTGCTGCCAGCGTGATGATGAACTTCGGAATACGCCCAAACCATTCATACATCTGCTGCTCCATTCTTGCTTTTTGCCAACCACCGGAACGGAGCATTACCTGTTCGGCCTGACCGAGAACATATCGCCCTTTTTTCGCGAATGATTCTGAAGCCCACATAAAGCACAAATCAGCTTCCATTAAATGGGCGTGGTCAGGGTTATGGATGCTTCCGTCATCACTGAGGATTTGCCGGCTTATCCACTCATGCACTTCGTTAGCGGGGATTAGCATGGTGTATGGCTGCCAGTTGTCGGAGGCGATGAAGTTTACTGGCGGATATGGCCTCGTTTTTTTTGCTTCCTCCGTCACAATTAACAACCTCACCTTATTGATTTAAAGGGATACACCCCCAAATAAACATCTAATTCAATTTCTGGGGATGATTATGTATCACTACTTTTTGTTAACCTATTCAGTTGAGAATGTCGGCAATTCAAGTTATGAGTCCACCGCTAAAGCTGTTAGAGATAGCATTGGGACGTTGACGCTCGAGGCTGTTAAGTCCACTAATGAAACTATTGCTTTCGCCATAGATGGGTGGGAAAAACTTAAAAACGTCGAAACTGCAATATCCGGGCAGATATGGATTTACGGTGAAGATGAGGAGTCTGACAGCGCCAAGGAGGCATTTTCAAAGAAACTAGTGCGTACGTTATTTCGAAATATTCTCGAAGACAAAAATGCCACGCGAGACACAACAATCATACATTGTGCAATGATCATCGGCGGAGCTGGGCAAACCTTCACCTTCAAAGTTTTACCTCGAGCGTAACTTATTGGCCCCATCTCTAGTGGGGCCTCAACTCAACAAACGCAGCATTACATTATCGAAGCCCCTCAGTGAAGAGCTTCTGTAATGCGGTCAGGCCTGCGCCTTACTGGCAAGCTCAGCTAAATCTTTGAAGTCCTGGCACATATCCAGTCGATGACCATGATCGTCGACAAAGTTATACCCTTTGAATAGCTCTACGATTTCCTCGGGACTTTTCCCATTCAAACGAGGAAACTGCTTTGATTCGTCAACCTGTTTCATCTTCAAATCTCCAATCAGTAGGTTATGACCAGGCCACTTCAACGCTGGAAATTGCATTCCATAGTAGTGGCATTTATCAATACTCTCGGGTTCCTTCTGCCGTGCACACAGCGTTAATGAATGCACCGTCAAAAGGTCAGTATTTTGATGCCCACATTAAAAAAGCTGGCTACCCTTATCGCAAAGTTGGCTAACAGCTAGCGGGGATTCGTCCCCGCTTTTTGCCACTTCCCGTTGTTCGACTGTCTCACCGAATCGTAAATGCGCTCACACGTCATCCCGGCGCGGTAGCGTTCGTCAGCGATTCCAGCATATCGCTGAGCTTCTTCTGCAATACTTCCGAGCATGTCGGCGAGCATAGCGGCGTCGGCGTCGGTTGTTTTGCTTCTGACGGTAGCGGCAAGATCTGCGGTGTGCTTTGCGGCGTCCAGGCGGGTAGCGAGTTTTGTTGCTTCGGTGCGCAGCTGGCTAACAGTGGCAGACAAGCCAGCAGCAGTGGCAGCAGATTTAGCGGCTTGTGCTTGTGCATCTTTAACGGCCTCATCCCGGGCAATAATTCGCCCTTGTTCAATCATGCGGGCTGCGGTCTGCGCGTTCGCTGTTTGCGATGATTCAACGCTGTCACGTTCTGCCCACTTTTTTTCCCAACCGCGGCTGCTCCATACACTACCCGCGATGAATGCTACGGCCACCAGCAACGAAATAACAATGAACTGATAGCGCAGGCTCACTGGTCTATCCCCCAGCACGTCAGCGCGCTTTCCTGGTCTCGTCGTTCTACCTGGCCATAGCAGCCATTTTTCTGGCCTTTCGTCAGGCGACAATCGCGGCCACCGTCTTTAATCCACCAGCGAATAGCTTCACAGGCTCCTTTACGGTCGCCAGCGTTTATTCGCTTATAGAACGTAGACGGGAAACATTTTCCGGGGCCGATGTTATATGGGCAGAAAGATGCGATACCGGCTTTCTGTGGTTCGGTCAGTGGTACCTTGATATTACGCTCAACCCACGCCAGCGCCTTGTCGCGTTCTATGGCGTTCACCTGGGCGCATTTCTGAACAGCCAGCTTCATGCCCTGAACTACTGGCTTACCATCAACCATCGTGGCGCCACGGCAAATGGTCCAGAGTCCGCCACCGTCGCGATATGCTGTAAGGCTATTACCCTCTTTCTCATTAAGAAACTGATCGAGAATAACGGGCGCGGAAGCCCCGGCAAGAATCAAACCAACGACCGCTGCGCTCAGTTTATTCTTCAGCTTTGGTGACATTACCATTAAGCCGGTCCTCCCTTTCCTTTTTCCGGTAATACCAGTTCACTGCACAGGTGATTACCGTGCATGCGATACCGACAATGATTGCCCAGTCGCTCAGGCTTAACCCTGCAATTCTGTCGGCCAACATCCAGGACACCTCTTTTGCTGTTTTCGCTGTTTCGGCATATGCCTTCGCTGATACACCGCAGCCGGCAAGCGTGGTTCCTGATCCATATGAAAGTCTGCTGTAAATGGTGCTCATTCTGGTCATAGCCTCACCTCCGATAGTTCGGATGGCATTATCAGGTGTGATGTAATAATGGAGTGGTGATTCCCTTTTTTAGTGCAATCGCACTTCTGGAGTGCATACACCGTAACAAGGTCACCATAAGTAATTGATTTAATTCTCTGAAAAACTGGTTCATTTATTGCTTGATGAACATAACCAAATGGAAACAGAGGGATGAATGATGACAAATACTTTCTTTTACCATTTACAATACTGGGGTTACCTTGCAGTTCTAATATTCCTGTATCAGGCAGTCTTCAATTGAATGACTATTAAGAGCCTGAAAATAAAAATCCCCGGCCATAGCTAGGGATTTGATTTTTGTTTTTTATCGCGGCGGTTGCAGCGGCCCTGCGAGAACCTCTGCCTCACCGTTATGGCAAATGTCATCGCCTCTGGTCAGATGCCAGACACCTGTGATTGTTTTACCCGTTTCCAGATCATCAACAGTGTCATTCGTGTAATACGCTACCTGTACAATGCCTACATGCTGAATCCAGTAATACCCTTCTTTCATACATTCCTCCGCAATACTAAGCAAACAGTATAGAACGGAGCAGATGATGCAGCGTTGCAAGAAACCACAACTAACTCAATGTTTGCTGTCCAAGGTGCACATCCTGGCCTTAGAGCCTCACATCCGATTCTTCGGATGGCGCTGTGTGTATGAAAAGGGTCGCCATATGGCGACCTCTAAACTTTAAATAGGATTTTCTCAATGAACGGCTTCGTGATAAATAATCTGCCCGCCCATACCTGAAATCAGCTTATCTACTCGAATATAATCCGTATAGAAAAAAGATGGAGCATAATCCCAGTGACAGAGTGCGATTTCACGCTTCAGATATGTGTCATAATAGATAACATGAGCCTTACATGACCTGGTTTTTCCTCCAGATTGCGTGGGGTATCTCATTTTGAATCGGTAATTGTCACTCACATGCTTATTAGCTGATGAGATCATTATTAACTCTGGAACGTTCCAAAAGGTAAAAGTCAGGTACATCATAACGGTGAGACAAACGCCAAAAAGCCTCTTAACCAGACCTGTTGAGAACTTATTACTTAGGTACACACGCCAAGCAATGAAAACTCCTATCACGAAGGAAGTCCCCACAATAACTGACTTATAAAGCACCCCATCAAAAAGGTATGTGTCGTGAGTTGTTTTGTCTGCCCATGCACACCAGATAACCCAAATGACTACGAAGCAGAATGAAATCAGCTCTACCTTTGTTGGCAACCTCATTATCATTAATCCATTTCTCAACTTCTTTGAAGCGAAATATATCAAATTGACAACTACCTTTGATACCTCGAAGTGAACTTAGACTTGACGCGTCTGGCAGGGATTTAGCCAGCGAGAATTCAATTATGGCTTGAGTGCTTTACCGCTTGTCTACATTCAAATAAAAAAGCCCAAGGCGTCAACCTCAGGCTTGAAAACTCATTTACTGCCAGTGCATACAACAATGGCACAATATCAGATTTACACGAAATATATCCATTTCAGTTCGGTTTTGCAAGACTTACATCCAAATTTGTCGACTTTTGTTGTGAACGTGATCGCGAAACAGAAAGGAGCGCCTGATTATCAAGGTGCACGAATTCTTGTTTCATCGCCAGCCAGTGCGGGAGGTAGGTTTCAGTCCAAGTTGGCTTTGATACCCCTACCAATTTCGCCAACTGCTGGAACTCGTATGTATTGCGCCCGGCCAGGTCCGCTTTCACATCCTGCGCCGCCAGCCATATCAACTGACGAAACCGGTCGATAGTCTTTTTCGCCACCCTCTTTCCGGCCAGATGCTCGCAGAATTTCGACCACGCCCACTGAGTAATCAGCACCTGATTCTCCCAGCTTACGTTCTCGCTGTAGTTCCATAGTAACCAGGCCTTCTGGTGCTCATCGAGCGACAGCAGTGCACGGCGCCACGATGCGGTGGAGTATTCAACCGGCTGAACCAGCGGAATATGCGATCCCTTGGCATGCGACTGTTTACTGGGGATTGGGGGGTTATCCAAAGTTATCATCTCGCCAGTAACCTCATCCTTCACCTTCATCTTCTTCCGCTTAAAGGTACCGGTATCGAACTGCGCGTTCTCCAGCCAGGCCATTAACTGCCCTTTCGTCGCACCACTCAGATCGGCGGTAGCCACCATCAGCTGCTGGCGCACGTATTCAAGAAATTGAGTGTTCATACAGCACCACCTTTGGTTTTGATGTAATTCTTCAGTATTCGGTAGTCCGTCAGCACAGAGCCGGGAAAGTGGTATAAACGCAATCGTTGCCAGCGAACGCGGAGGTGATCGGCAAAATAGGATTCGAATGTCATGCGGCCTCCCTGCTCTTAATTAATCCACGACGAAGTGCGCTGTAGCGCTTCCTGATAGCTTCGAGTTCTTCGATTGTGTATCGGTGCGGAACGTTATTGTTTTCGAGCGCCTCGACGCGCTCAGGCCCAATTTTCTCGATAAGGCCAAGGCGGTACTGCTGCTGGTTGCCTGACAGCTGCACGTTGCAGTGGTGACATTGTTTACTGATATTGTCTTCGTGATAGCGGAGATGTGATGCCTTACCGCGTGACCGGTAGTGGCCTGCTTCCCACTGGACGGTTTCGAACGTCCCACAGCTGATGCATGGCAGATCTGCATCACGCTCGCGAATATAGTCATTAACGACACGCTGAGTTAAATCTTCCCAGTGCTTCAACGGTTTTACTGCTGCTTTACGCTGGCGCCAGGCGGCTCGCTCTTTCTTCTCAGTAGCTCGCTGTTTGGCGGACTCTTTGCGCTGAGCATCTTCACGGGCTTTTCTGGTCTGGGCTTTACCAACAGCGCTGGCGCATTCGTAACCACATACGGTCTGGGTATCACGCACCGGGTGGAACCACTGGCGGCATTCTTTGTTGGCGCACTTACGGCGCGGTAACTTAGCCATGCTCACCCCCAGACCTTTTGCCGAAAGGTTCTTGGTGTACGCGCCGGATGCTCGCATTCAGGTAATTTTGCGCTGACAGTCCAGGTGATATTGTCGCGGTTCAGGCTGCGTTCTACCGTGGCGCCGCGGCGTCGGTAACAGGCAATTAGTTCGTCGGCCTGCTCGGTGGTGCATTCGTGATGGTGGAACCAGGAATATTTCATCGCCATCACCCCGCAAAGCTCATGAGCTGCGATGCGGCGTTTTCCGCTTCTCGCTGAGTCTTGAATGCCCGGGACAATACCCAGCGCCACAGAACATCGAGCGCGGCTTTGTACAGTTGCTGGAACTCGGTTTCGTCCATGTTAGCGAAGGCAATACTGCGGGGATGTTTGCGAAGTGTTCCGTCAGGAAGCTGAATAGCGTCATAGTGACCAGACTCGACGATCACCCAGGCGCGATAAGCATCATAGGATTTGCAGATGCTGATGCTACCGGCGCGCTTATCGGCGATGCGGTCCAGATATTGCTCGGCAGCATCCAGGAGTGCTGCTTCGCTTCCCGCGAATGAGGCAAGGAATTTAGCGTACCCGGTTACCAGCTTGCGTTCGTTGGAGGAGATCGCCCCGCCAGTAGGTTCCCAGTATTCAAACCCGAGATTCAGGAGCGCAAAGAAACGGCGATGGAATGCGGGATTCCTCACCTGACGAAATTCGGCTACCAGCACGGCGCCGAGTTTGATTTTTGATTGCAGAATATCGCTGGTCTCCGGCGTAGCGGGGATCAGGATTCCTGATGATTGCTTAATGAGTTGTAGTTCGTGCGCCATGGTACTCTCCGTGGCGCATCAAGTTGTCAGTTGTTCAGGCTGACACTGACATTATGTACAGCTGATAATGGAAAATCAAATGTTGCTTTTAACTGAACTGATTAATATTTGTAGCGGTTTTCCGGGAGAAACGCGTATTCGTATGTGAAGTTGAATGCCTCGTTTTCAGTGTTAAATCGGCGTTCGGTGATATCACTCCAGCGTCCTCCCCTGAAATACTTCTGAGCAACCCACTTTCCCTCAAACGGGAATACGGCATATGCACCGACATACCGGTTATCAGCATGCGGATCCGGATATGACTCACCTTCTGCCAGAACGTAAAACTTGATGCCGCTTACAATGAGACAGCCCATTACTTGTTCTCGTTCTGCGCAGCCATATCCAGATAGCGCGGATCGGATGATTTCGGAAGCGTCAGGCTTTGCTCACGGTAGTAGCGAACACGCTCCATGAAGTATTCACGCAGGTGCTCTGGCTGTTCTCTTGCCACCTGTTCAGCGATAACCGGCATGTTCATGCGCTCTTTGTACGCTACGCCAGAGGCAGCCAAGTCAACGTTAACCTTGTCCTGCTCTTCTGGCGTTTTTGCTGCAATGTTATGCTTCAACATAAATACTTTCTCCGAATGAAGCAGTGATGTTATAAAATGAGTAGTTTTAATTAGAAAAGGGGGATAACTGATTATGTGGATTACGGTTTTTACTACGGTTCTTTCTGGCGTAACAGTATATGTAATAGGGCAAATAATAACCAAGTGCGCATTAGATCCCTACGTGTCGTTTAAAGAGCATCTAGGGAAGGTCTCTTCACTCTTGCTTAGAGAACAAAGTAAGATTATGAACTTTCGTGCAAATGCTGAGTTGATTAATGAGATAAAAGCATCCTCTGGTTTATTAATAGCCAAATCAAAAGCAATTCCTTGCTATAAACACTTCTCTAAAATAGGATTAGTTCCTAATTACGAGGATGTTATTGACGCTTCTAGACACTTGAATTTAATAGCATCTATCCTTGAAAATCCTGGTTATACATACTCATCCACACCTTCAGACTCGAACATCACATCATCTCTTAAGACTGTAGGATCCAAACTAAATATAATAGTTAGCTATTAATTATAAACTCAACATATCTCACATGGCACCCTCAACAGATTTCTGCTCTGGGGAGGATTTAGCCATCAGGCGACCTTCCGAGTTTGGCACGGTTCCGGCTAATTAGCCCTTACCAGCGCCGCAGCGTGTAACCTGCTTGTCTTTTCTCCATAGAAGGACGAAAAAAAACCACCTTTGAGGTGGTTTTCTTAGAGCTGTTTTACGCTGCTGGAGGTGGGTAAACTTCCTCATGAACAGACTGGATTTTATCCATAGCTTCCTTGGCAATATTTATCACCGTCTCAGCATCAGACCTGTGCATGTCGCGGTTAAGGGTATAATCAGCCCATTTTCTTTGAACATGAAGATGGTGCAGATAAGCCCCTATTTTTTTGAGCCCTTCTTTATCGTAAGGTTCCTTTTTACACCGAGCCGGACTCATCAAATACTTTCTCACCTCTTCGTGAGAATCCAATACATAACAGTGTTCAAGCTTGCCGCTGATCTCATGGTATACGCCATAGTAAGAGCGGCCAACGGCATTCCTATAACCAATTTCATCATTGAATTGAAGGCATTTTTTGGCAAACTCAATGAAATCCTGCCCGGATACGCTCATAGCTCCACCCCTTTCAATTCAGTGCTTTTAAACCACGAAGTAAAAGGACGATCAATATAGGCGTCTTCAGTAAGCATAGAAATCAGTTCTAAATTCAACGTTGTGAGCACATTCGCGTCTTGGGTTTCTGCGCAAACGATCAGGGCATTGTCATAACCACCAGAGATGAAATACTCCACTCCAACACAGTTCACGCCATGATCATTAGCAATTTTCTCAGCCGCATCACATAGTTGCTCGATCTCAGATGAAGTCAGCTTAGTGGCCTCTTTGAATTGTGCAATAACTTCCACCATTCGCGCGCCCTCCTGCTCAAGGTCTTCCCGTTCCTTACCGTCGAGAAATGCTTTCAACTTAACGGTAAACCTTTTGACAAGCTTTTCATTGCCTACACAAAACGCCGCATTTCGGGCCATCTTCCAAATTCGTTGACTGCTGAACAATTCAGCCAATCGAAACACTTCAATTCTATGGAAGAGGTTATGTGCCGAACAACTCAGATATCCAACATAGTTACCTGCAACAATTGAGGAATTGTCACCTGCTGTAACCATAGCATCTTTGAACCACTCAACAGCTTCATCATGCTTTTGCAACGCAACCTTTAGTAACGCAGTTACATAAGAACGAGATTCAACGTGCAATGCCGCGATCTCGCGCTCAATTTCCAACACATCAGACTCAGATAACTGAGATTTAGAGTCTATATAGGATGTTAGCTTATCGACCAACTCTTGGTGTTTAGTCTTTGGTTGAGCCTGCATTTTTATTGATTACTCTTTGAAATTTATGTTTTTATTTTTTTTATGAAGATTCACATCACTGAATCTGTGCAAAAGATTTTAACAGGTAACGGGATCTTGTCACGGAAAACGCAGCAAAAAAGATGCGATTTTTAACAATCCCCCTAAATATCAGTGCTTAGGAGGCATTGCATAAAATGCCCTTCTTTATGAAAGGGCATCATCGCGCAAAGTAAGATCGTTTCTTATTGCCTTTCAAGCTTTAAATTAACGCGTAACCAGTCGCAACACTTGTTCTGCAGAGGCTCTCGCTTGGTAACATTGCGTCACCAACTTTTCAAAGAATGGCGCAACCCATCCGGTAATACCATCTCAGCCTCCCGACTCACAAGCAACTCTTCCAGCCCTTTAATCGCATCAGCGATGACGTATGCCATGTCTCCGCCGTTCTGGTACTGGAGGGAGTGTTGCAACTCTGCGATGAGGCGGGTGATTCACTCAACGGTCAGCGGTCCGTTTGCCGGGTGGTTAGTTGAGTCTGTTAAGTTGAATGTCATGCTGCACCGCCTTTAACAAAAATAATCCAGTGGGTTTTGTCGTTTTTCCCAGTACGTTGACCAATTGCAGGTTTTACATCTGTAAGCGCCAGAATCTGGCTAACCGGGATCTGCGTCTCGTTCCATTTGAATATGAGAACGCCGTGTGGCCGCAACACACGAAACGCTTCTTTGAAACCGGAGCGTAAGTCAGAGCGCCACGTTATTTTGTTCAGTCGCCCGTATTTTTTACCCATCCAGGCAGACTGGCCCACGCGCTCGAGGTGCGGCGGGTCAAACACTACAACCGGAAAAGAAGAATCAGCGAACGGCAGTGAACGAAAGTCGGCAATCAGGTCGGGACTGATAACCAGGCGGCGACCGTCGCACAACTCGTGCTCTTCGGCGCGAATATCAGCAAACACGACGCGGGTATCCTGCTTGTTGAACCAGAACATGCGGGAGCCGCAACACATATCAAGAATCGTCATGTTGTCGGTCATACTAATGCTCTCCCGTAAAACGCCAGTACACGCTGCATAGCCGGACTTGTGCGGCAAACTGATGTGACCATGTTTTTTCTCACTTTCGATTTGATCTGCTTGATATGCAGTTCCCCGCCTGGTTGCAGCGAATAGACCGGGTGATGTGACTCGCCAGCGCGAATAACTACTGCCCTACGTACCAGGTGAAGCAGCAGGTTGTGTGCCTTCTTGCAGTCGCATCCCAGAAGGTTCTGAACCTGACGCGGCGTTATGCTCTGGTTAACCCGAAGAAAATCGACAATTGCCCACAGTGATTTGCTTGCCATAGTGATTTGCCCTCGAAGTTATTTAACGATCCTGAGATGGCTAACGTTCTTGCGATAGCTGCCCCAGTCAAAGTTCACCCACATCCCGCCATCCATCTGGAGCCGATCAATAACCCTCGCACCCAGCGCGGCGAGAAGTTCGTCGTGGTTCAGATTCGTCAGAACACCAACCGGACGCATCGACGACAGCCGACGGTCGATAACCTGATTCAGGATGACTTTCTCACCGCTGCTTCCGCGCTGAATACCGACCTCATCCAGCACCAGCAGATCGACTTTGCAGAGGTCATCCAGAAGTGAAGCCTCTGACTGGCCACCGTCGTAGCACTCGCGAACGCGCAGCATCAGGTCAGGGATTGTCACCACCAATACAGATTGCCCACCGGACAGGAGATGATTCCCGATTGCCGCTGCCAGATGGTTTTTCCCGGTACCAGGGCCGCCACTGAATACAAAACTCGCAAAGCCAGCCCCAAAGTTCTGCGCGTAGCTTTTCGCCATGGTGTAGGCCTTGCGCTGTTGCTCACCGGATACTTCGTAGTTGGCGAACGTGCAGCTTCGATGCAGGCTCTGGATGCCAGAGCGACCGAAGATTTTCTCTGTGCGCGCTTTCTGATTCCGCTTGCCCAGCTCTTCGCAATGTTTCAGGCCTTCTTCCCGTTGCCACGCCAGAAGCTCTGCTGCGCTGGTGAACTTAGGCTGAACGCCTGGCGGTATGAGTTTTTTCAGGCGCTCAAGAGCACTGCCGGAATTAACAATGTTTTTCACCGTTACCCCCTGAATCCGGTTGGGATGGTTTTATCTGGCTCAGAAATTCGGTTGGGATCTCGCTGTCCAACATGGACGGTCCTTTGGCCGTGACCACGCGATTGCAACAGACTGTTGGCAAAGGTCTGCTCCCAAGCCAACTGGTGTTTAACCTTGCCGTCAGGTATCCAGTAATCACGGAATTGCTGAAGTTCTTCAGCGGTGTAACCCGGATCAGTGCCGACGTTCTTACCCCAGAGCGCAGCCTGACGCACGAAGTCTGGAGACGGGGTCCATGAGTCAGTGATCGGAAATTTACCCAATGGGCCAAAATCCAGACCGGGCCCAAAATCCTCGTTCTTAGGTTTGGGAGGGATAGCTGGCAGAGGTGGGTGATTTCCAGAAATATCATCCCCAGAATGACTTCCGCCCGCGCGTTCTCTCTCTGGGTTTAGATCTTCTCTTCTCTTCTCTTCTCTGTGGTTACTCGTTACGTTATTAGTAACGTAACGAGTAACGTTACTTTCCTGGAGTTTTTTCCGTTCACGAAACTCCTTCTGGCGCTGCGCATTTGTCTTGGCCGTAGCTGAGCGCATATCACCTGACGTATTGTATTCATTGAAGTTTGGAAGAATGACGCAGTTATTCTCCGCATCATAAATGGCCCAGCCTACGGTTGATAATGCAGCCCCAAAACCGGGTACTCCGACAATATCATCGATATCAGACAGGTCTGCATTTTCAAATACACCGTTACGCGAGTGTTCATTTGCCGCAGACCAAAACGTTACTAGTAACGACACCGTAACGTTACGGGTTACGTTACGCGTTACAACGTCTGATAACGTGGTGTTATGCGAAAGTGTGAACATTTTTCCCACCTCCGGTGAACGCTCCAGTATTCGCGCAATTCCGTTCACCTTCGGGCTGGTGACCAGTGATGTACGCATCTTTATCCAGTCCCCGGCCATTAAGTCCTCCTGAAGAATAATTAAGGGAAGATTTATCCAGTCGCGGTCCGACACGCTGGCAAAACAATTTGTGGTTAGGCATACTTACCCCGCAATGATTTCGCAATGAATTGCACCAGAAAGCCGTTGGTGTTCGCGCACCGCGGCTTTCGCCATTTTTGAACCGGTCATATAGCCCCCAGCATCATCTGCACCATCTCCATCAGTGGACCGGTTAACCCAGGGTCAACGCGGTACATCTCTACTATCCCCTCGCTCAACTCTTTCAGCTTCTGATGCCGTGGCGCATCCAGCGCGACGGCAATCTTTGCTTCACTGGTTTCTTTCTCCATACGTGCCAGGCGAGCCATGATGTTATCTTCTGGCAGCAGTCGGTTGCGGTATTCAATCGGCAGGACCGCCAGGATTGCCGGAGTCAGCTGGCGAACGTTCTCACGGTACCGTTCGCTGTTGAAATGGTTATCCAGGAAGCGGAAAAGCTTCTGCCGCTTTCGGCAGAGATCGTCAGGGAAAGTGATGTCGTAACCACCCTGCGCCTGGTACTCTTCGATGATCAGAGCCGTAACTACGTCCTGACCATCTGCGCCCGCCCAGGAGCGGACCGCGTCACGAATGGCATCATGTTTATCGCCATGCTCTTGTTGAGTGCGATTTATCATCGCGGACGAATGGAATCCGGTATTTTGTTGGTACGTAAGTGATTGCATAGTGCTTTCCCTTTCGTGGTTAGAATTAGCTGTTGTTTGAACCAAGCAACAAGGCGAGATCTGGACGAATATCAGTGGGTTTAACCCCCCCGTTTGTTGCTGACACGATTTTCATAACGTATCGCGCATCAATGCCGCCCCCATGCAGCCACCGCCAAACTGTTGGCTGAGCTACGCCACAGAGATCTGCGAGTTTCTTTTGACTGCCAGCAATATCGATGGCGCGCTGGATGATTTCATTGGTCATTTTTCAATTCCTAAAAGTATCGAACCAAACAATAATAGCAATGCGTATTGCCCATAGCAATAGCAAAACGTGTTTTGACCCTCAATACGCAAGCGTATAAATTAAAAATTATGAAAAAAGAAACTCTTGCTGAACGCCTGAATCAGGCAATGGAACAGTCCGGGATGTCTCAGGGCGCTCTTGCGAAGGCGTCAGGAGTTGCTCAGCCAACCATCTGGAGACTAACGAGCGGCAATGCTCGCGGTTCGACAAAGATTGTAGAAATTGCGAATGCACTCGGGGTTAGAACTGAGTGGTTGTCTACAGGCATAGGTCCAATGAGGGCTGACGGCCAGCAACCAACTTCCATTACTCCTGTAAAAGTTGATCCAAGTATCTTCAGGGTTGACGTGCTCGACCTAACGGTCAGCGCTGGACCGGGCGTGATCAATAGTGAGTTCGTGGAGGTGCTTCGCTCCGTGGAGTACTCAGTAGAAGATGCGCGTCAGATGTTTAATGGTCGTAAACAGGAACAGATCCGCATCATCAACGTTCGCGGCGATAGTATGTCCGGCACCATCGAGCCCGGCGATTTGCTGTTTGTCGATATCAGCGTTCAGCACTTTGATGGTGATGGAATTTACGCTTTCCTGTACGACGAAACAGCTCATGTTAAGCGACTTCAGAAGATGAAAGACAAGCTACTGGTAATCTCAGACAACCAGACCTATCGCCCGTGGGAGCCAATTGAGAAGGAAGAGATGAACAAGATTTTCGTCTTCGGAAAGGTGATCGGCAGCATGCCGCAGACCTACAGGAAGCATGGTTAGTCGATTAACAGTAGCCTGAATAGACTTTGGGTAAGGTCGGTACAACAAGGCGTACGCCAAGTACATGGGGCGGCGGATTAGGGATGATGCGGAATAACTCCCCACGGAGAGCTTATGAGGCTGGGTATTGCACATAGGCCATACGAACCACCTCTGGGTAGAAAACTTACATAAAATTTAATAGTGGGAATGGTAATGGAAGCACCTTATCAATTAGAATTCACTGAAAACATTTATTATTCAATAGGTAATAACCCCAGCATTAAAGAAATCATTGAGTCTCTTCAAGGCTGGGAAGCTATCATCAAACAATCTAAAGGAGTCCTTGCAGAGCTAACTGGAAGTGATATCCTGGATATTGAAGTTAGGATTCAAAAGTTAGAAGTCGGGAGCCTAACTGAAAAAATTCTTATCAAGTTAGGTTTTGGCAACGAAGAGAATTTTGATAAATTTCTCGAAAATGCGCATGAAAGGTACATCGGAGAAGGAAAAATGCGTAGCGCCTTAGTTTGGACGGTTATAGCAGGTGTACTCGCCACGGGTATGTATTTAGCCGTCAAAAACATGGCACCCAATAATGCCTCCCACTTCGAAGCAAATAATAATATAATCATTAACATAGGTGCTGGCGAAACTAACATTTCACCTGAAAGAATACAGTCGGCGCTCAATAGTACATTAGTTGATAAAAAAACCGCTGCCAAAGGTGCTGTCAAAATTTTATCTCCAGCGCGAAATGACGAAAATGCAACATTGATGATAGGTAGCGATAACGCTTCCGTAACAATACCTTCAGATTTAATCTCTAAAACACCAACCGAGGTTAGTTTTGAATCAGATACATATACTCGAGACCATTACGATGTTGACCTTGAGATAAGAGCTCTTGATCTCGACAATCCGACAAAGGGATGGGCTGCTGTGATTCCTGGCTTAGTTGATCGAAGGGTAAAACTAGTTTTGGCACCCGGGATTAAACCAGAAGACCTATCCCATAAATTCGCCTTCCGCGCTGATGTAACCATTACTTATAAACTTACGTCATCTAAAGGCGAAGCATACAAGCCAACAGAAATATTTTTAAGCAAATTAATCGCGGAATGAAATTAATCCTGCCACCGTGCCGGTTTTTTATTTGACCAAATAATTCATAATGTTAAGATGATTCCGATTGCAATCAATGGATATACATAATGAAAAAAATGGCTCTGGCAGTAGCATTAGCTGTAACCCTCACAGGGTGCGCGTCTTCTGGAAATCAGAAACTTAAAAGTGAAACTGAAACAAGTGTTCAGTCTAAAATTCATGAAGGGAAAACGACCAAGGTTGAAGTGAAAACCTTGTTTGGCTCTCCTGATGCAGTCTCTTATACCGATGGTGGTAATGAGATCTGGAAGTACTCATTTGCCAAAGTTAAAGTGAATGGAACCTCATTCATTCCATTCTATGGCTTGTTCCATAACGGCACGAACGGCACTAAGAAAGAACTGACCATTCTATTTAAAGATAATACCGTACAAAAATACACAATGGCGGAATCGGCGATCAATACAAAATCCGGTTGGGCCGACTAGCACCATTTGCCCGGCAAAGAAAGTCGGGCCATTATTGCCCCTTCCTCACGAACTCCGCTGCATCCCGCAATACACCTTTGTGAATCATATTGCCCACGGTTTTTCGCTTCGCTTCCAGTCGATCGACAATAGCCTCACAGTCAATCACCACACCATCGATTATCAACCCAACAACCGCCCCACCAATCTCACCAGCTATGAAAGCCGCCCGATCTTCCAGTAGTTCATCACGTGACATATCCATACCTAAGCCCATAACAATACCCTATTTGGTGTTTTTTTGAGCATAACATACACCTTTCGAAAAAATAAATTCCTTTCGCTATCAATATTTTAATACTTATTTTAGACGATAAATAGCAATGCGTATTGATATGTTTAATACGTATTGCTATTATCACCTCATCGCGAAACACTAAGCGCATCAAGTTCAAACGTTCCGCCAGCCTGGCGACAAGGGCAAAAGGGGATTGAGATGAAAGGTAATACGAAGAAAACAGGCATGATCGGCTTTGGAGCATGCTGGGCACGTAAATTCTATTCACGCCAAAAGCCAATGCAACTCCCAAGTTGTCGATCGAATGGCGGGAAAGGTTCAAACAGCCCTGAAGCAAAACACCATCGCCGCGCCCAGCAGAGATTCAACAAAACAGGCGGCATTCCTCGCGGCAAAGCCTACGTGAAAATGTACCGCCTGGGATATCGCAGCGAGAGCCGAAAAGACCTTATGCGAGCGACTCAATAGGTTTCAGGGCTAACGGCTGATCCTGTTCCGGCACATATCGCTCTTTGACAATAACAGCCAGTTTTTGCTTAGCCGCAGGGTCGTCATTAGATGTGACGAGTCTGTTTATCTGTTCTGAAAGTGAAAACCATCCGTGAGTATCGCAAACGTAAACCACTGATGGAACTTCACGAATAGTTGGTGGTTTTACTTTGATGTTAACCAACTGATTTGTCTGGTTAAAAGACAAAGCATCTTCACCACAAATAGGACATGGCTTAGTTACTGATTTCATAGTTATTCCTTGCTGGCTGTGTGAGAACTACCAGCATACCACCGAGCCTGAAGTGGATAAAAGACAGGCACATAAGAGTGGGTTTCGCGGTGGTGAACTGCAGAGTTAAAACGCTCAACTGTGAAGATCAGCACCACGGCGCCACCAGCGAAGTTCACTGAGTTCCAGCAACAAGGTATCGAGGGTGAGATGGAAAAAGCATACGAGGAATATTTTGAAGGTCTCGCCGATGGCGAGGGAGCACTCAGTTTTGCAGAATTTAAAGAGGCCCTGTCATGAAAACCAGTAACGCAGTACCAAACAACGGTCGCGCCATCCCAATGCGAAATAGCCGTACCGGCGCAGCCTGGCAGGTTTCATATGACCATATCAACGGCACCTACTGGCACGAACCGCAGGGTAACCTGCGTCATATTCGCAGCCCGTATGCTTCGCGCACCATTGGACCGAATCTGGTTCCGGCAGGTACGCACTGATGAGCACTCTTTTCGCGTTAGTGCTGACTATTGGCATGACCAACGGTGATTTTCAGGATGTTGTACTGGGTGTTTATGGCGACCAACAGCAATGTGAACAAGCAGTTGCTGAACAGCAGGTTTCAGGTAGCTGCTATCCAGTTGAAAGAATCATCAGCAGCGACGAATTACCTGCTCAGGCAGACGTTAAGTTCTGAGGACATGATGATGCAGACCAAATGCGGTTATTGCGGTAAGCCGGTTAAACCGGAAGAAGTAATCAAAAGCACCCTTCTCTATCGCAACGGCTCACAGCTGGCGCGCAAAGAAAAAGAGTATTGCTCCAAACGTTGCGCTTCGCACGACCAGATGGCTCACGAAGGCTAACGTAAAACCCGCGCAAGGCGGGATCTACGTCCGGTGGTACCGACCAAAGTTACACCGGAAACAACATTAAAACCAAAGTTAACCCAATGGGCGCTATCAATGGTCCGGGGATTCTAACACCCAAAAATGAGGATCTCACATGGAATTCTTTAATGTGGTTAAAGCCACTCAGAAATCCGGAAAGCAAGATGCAGTGGTCTGGTTCACTGCTAAAACCGAGGCTCGCGCCAATCTGATGCTGGATGTTGCGCTGGAAGATGCAGGTATCGAAACAGGTCGGGGTAAGGACTACGCCAAACCGATTCGCACTGATTTCCCAGTTGTCGACGGCCTGCCGAAAGAAGGTGAAGTTGATTTCACCTGGTGTGATCGTTACGAACTTGCCGAAGACCAGCGCACCTGGAACGTAAAATTAAAAGCGGACGATGCGACGCTGGAAGAAAATAGTCAGGCTGATGATAATGTCGTTAATAGTGAAGTCGGTACTGTAGAGCAATCTCAGCTGACAGAGCAACCGAATCTGACCGTTGTTGCCACCCTGCCATTCCGTCAGCGCGTACTGGCTCAGTTCATCGGTGATGGTGAATACCTCTATCACGTCGATGCCGCGCAGAAAAATGAGATTGTCCGCCTTGAGATGGACACCGATGACGCGTACGTCCAGAACCTGCTGCTGGCAGCTGAGAATGTGGAAGCATTCAAAAAAGCCATTGAGCACGATATTCATAAAGTCGTGAATGCCGTTAAGAAAGTCTTCCCTGTCGACGGTAAGAAACCGGAGCTGGCAACAGTTATCCAGTTCCTGACGGTGTGGTTCAAAACTGAATACATCGATCGCGGCCTGCTGGTTAAAGAATGGAGCCAAGGTAATCGTGTAACAACCATTAATCGCACACCTTCAGGTGCGAACGCCGGCGGCGGAATTATCTCTGACCGTAAATTCCCGCAAACCATTCTCGGTCTGGAGCATGAGATTGCTCTGGCGCTACGTGCCCGTGACCGCGAATTTGATATTTACAACGTCCCTCTGGATATAGAACTGCAGGCAAACTCCATTATGAATAAGATGGACGATCCCGAATGGTTGGCGACTCGAGAGAGGTTCGTTTCAATTCCTGGTGGCCTGGACTACTCACGTGCCTGCATCATCGCAACAGTAAAAACCACACCAGAAGGACTTTATGCTGATCCTGTAAAACACCAAGAATATTTGAATAGAGTACTGACGGAAACCGACCACGCCAACCCAGATCCGTTGCTCGTTGATATAGCCTGCGGTCGTTCGTCTATGCCTGTACCTATGAAACAGGAAAAAGTAACAGCTGAAGAGGTAAACAAAATTCTTGCAGCTTCCCGCGGCGAATATGTTGAGGGGATTAGTGACGCTACAGACCCGAAATGGATCACAGAAGACCTCGCATCAACCGCCCAACAAAAAGATGACCGTTCACCAGTTAATGAGGACACCACCAGCGATGTGCAGATGGAAGAAACTGTCAGTGATGAAAAACAGGCTGGTGATGAAGTGCAGTCAGGCGAAAGCAGTCTGGAAACTGGTGAAGAGTCACATACCGGCCAGCAAGCCGATGTGAAACAAAAACCGGAAAATGCGCATCAGAATGATGAATATGCGCATCAAAACACCCAAAAAGCGAATCAAACCGAGCCAGAAGCGCAATCTGACGAACCAGCTGTTGTATATCCCGCCTACTTCGAGCCAGGCCGCTACGAAGGTCTGCCGAACGAGGTTTATCACGCAGCCAACGGTATCAGCTCTACCCAGGTAAAAGACGCGCGAGTGTCGCTGATGTACTTCAACGCACGCCACGTCGAGAAGATCATCACGAAAGAGCGCTCCCCGGTTCTGGATATGGGCAACCTGGTGCATGCGCTGGCGCTGCAGCCCGAGCAGCTCGACGAAGAATTCAGCGTTGAACCGGTGATTCCAGATGGTGCTTTCACCACAACAGCAACTATTCGCGCGTTTATTGATGAGTATAACGCCAGCCTGCCGGCGCAGCTGTCAGCCGACAATATCAAAGTGTTGCTGGAAGAACACAACGCCACACTGCCTGCTCAGGTGCCGCTGGGTGGGTCAGTCGAGGAAACTGGCCAGAGCTATATGTCGCTGCCAGAAGAGTACCAGCGTATCGAAGCTGACCAGAAGCAGACCGCAGCGGCGATGAAAGCCTGCATCAAGGAATACAACGCCACTCTGCCTGCTCCGGTGAAAACCAGCGGTAGCCGTGACGCGCTGCTCGAGCAACTGGCAATCATCAATCCTGACTTGGTTGCACAGGAGGCGCAGAAGCCCCAACCACTGAAAGTGTCCGGTACCAAATCAGACCTGATACAGGCCGTGAAGTCTGTTAATCCGGACGCCGTCTTCGCCGACGAATTGCTGGATGCTTGGCGCGAGAATCCGCAAGGAAAAGTGCTGGTAACCCGTCAGCAACTGAGCACCGCACTGGCTATTCAGTCGGCATTACTGGCACACCCAACCGCCGGGATGCTGCTTCAGCACCCGAGCCGCGCCGTGGAGGTCAGCTACTTTGGCTTTGACGATGAAACCGGGCTTGAAGTCCGCGTACGCCCTGACCTTGAGATCGACCTGGACGGCGTGCGCATCGGTGCCGACCTGAAAACCATCAGCATGTGGAACGTTAAGCAGGAAGGCCTGCGCGCCAAACTGCACCGCGAAATCATCGACCGTGACTATCACCTGAGCGCTGCCATGTATTGCGAGACCGCGGCACTGGACCAGTTCTTCTGGATTTTCGTCAACAAAGACGAGAACTACCACTGGATCGCCATCATCGAGGCATCCGCCGAACTGCTGGAGCTGGGCATGCTCGAGTACCGTAAATCAATGCGCGCTATCGCTACCGGCTTTGACACTGGCGAATGGCCAGCGCCGATCACCGCTGATTACACCGACGAACTGAACGACTTCGACCTGCGCCGCCTTGAAGCGCTGCGTCTGGCTTAAGGGAGGATTTGACAATGCAAAATACCAACATCATTACGACCGAGCAGGCACCAAACACCATTTCCGCCAGCAACGCTGTGTTCAACGTGCAGGCACTCGGCCAGCTAACCTCTTTCGCTGAATTGATGGCGCAGTCTGCCGTTACCGTTCCCAAACACCTGGCGGGGAAACCCGCCGACTGTATGGCTATCGTCATGCAGGCTATGCAGTGGGGAATGAACCCATATGCAGTTGCCCAGAAAACGCATCTGGTGAATGGCGTTCTGGGTTACGAAGCGCAACTGGTTAACGCAGTGATTTCCAGCTCCAGCGCCATTATTGGCCGCTTCCATTACGAATATGGCGGTGACTGGGAGAAGATCGCCGGGAAAAAAGACGGCCGTGATGAATTAGGCCTGTTTATCCGGGTTGGCGCCGTACTGCGCGGAGAAGAAGAAATAACCTGGGGCGAACCAATCTACCTGGCAGATATCACCACACGTAACTCGCCACTGTGGAAAACAGCGCCGAAGCAGCAGATCGCTTATTTGGCAGTGAAGTACTGGGCTCGCCTGTACTGCCCAGAAGTCATCCTCGGCGTCTACAGTCCTGATGAAGTTGAGCCACGCACTGAGAAAGAGATTAACCCGACACCGAAACACGTTAACCTGGCTGATATCTCAGGTGACACCGTCACAACCACGCAAAGTGCACAGGAATCGTCGGTAAATATCGACACTCTTGCCGATGATTTCCGCGAACGAATCGATGCCGCTCAGGATGTTGATAGTGCAAAAGCACTGCGCGCTGATATCGAAAGCGCGAAGGCCACGCTCGGATCTGCCCTGTTCACCGAGCTGAAGAATAAGGCAGTGAAACGCTATTACCTGGTTGATTCACGTAACAAGGTCGAAGCCGCGATCAACTCGCTGCCGTCTCCGGACGAACCGGATGCAGCTGAACGGTTTGGGGAAGTTGAGCGAGTTCTTGCAACTGCGAAACGTCATCTTGGCGACGAGCTGCACGATCAGTTCAGCATCACCCTGGCGGATATGAAACCGGAATACGTTGGTTAACTGGGTTGGGAGGGTTCGCCCTCCCACTGAGGAGATGTA